TACCATAGACTTGCTCTCTTGTTACGCCATGCTTTTGGGTAAGTCTTTTTAGTTCTGCTTGGAATTCCGCATCGTTATCCAACTCATCTATTCTCGCCTGTTCTGTTGCTGGGATTTGGCGAGGTGGCCCACTTTGAGCTCCACCTTCTGTAATGTCGTTGCCCCATAGATTTCCATTTCCCATAGGATAGTGATTTCTCGCACATCCTCCAGCAATAGGAATATTCTTGACACGATTTGTTTCTAGCGATTCGTTGTAGGTTTCATTTAGGAATTCGCCAGTCGCAAGATTGGACATTGGAGAGAGTCCAATGTCCTTGGGTCTTGACCCCTGTGACTGCAAATCATAATTTTCTGTCGGGACAGTTCCCCACCCTTTTGTCTCTGGATCAATGAGCTCAAATGATTGAGAAGGAATCAGCCCCAGAATCATCGGTTGTTGAGCTTCTCTGCCGTCTACGAAAAACCCGAAAACCCATGCGTTCAATGGCGGTGGTGTGAAGTTGACATCATGATTACCAATGATTAGCGTAGCCCATGGCAATTCTGGTGTAGATATGTCGCGATTTGAACCATGAACGCCAAAAGCTCGAACCTTCACGCGGCCCTCTGCTCTTGGATCATCGCGATCTTCAACGACACCGATGAAGAACATGGGTTGAATAAAACCTAGACCAGTATCCATTATCTTCTATCCTCAGTCGTGCTTGGTAAAGGTTGGCCATCTATTTGATTCCAATCTCGCTTGATAAGCACATAGGTATTTTTCATTGTATCTCTTTCCATTCCATGAGTCACTGACTTCACAATATATTTTCCACTAAGATGCTTATTATCCGCAAATGCTCCACCAGTGCCACTGTTATCAGCAAAATCAAACTCCTGAACAGCTAAATCTACGATATCCCCAGCTGTGATATCGAGTCTTCCTGGCCCAACAGCATCAACTGTGATACTTTCAATATGTTTTGAATATGCTTGTCTGTTGGAGATAATATCCGCATAGTATGTTTCCGCTTGCATTTCATTGATGCCGCTTCTTTCACCTTCAGTGTAGTTTTGAACGACAAGCCATTTTTTCTGCGGATTTTCTCCACTCCGATGAACAGCATCTATGAATGCTGTAGTGTGTCTGTCAACTAGAGACTGCAATTGTCTTGCATTTTTCTTCTGTACATCATATTTATTCCGTACCTTGAAATAGTCATATTGATTCGAATCATCTAGTAGATTTAACCTACGGGATAGAATATCTAGTTCATAAACCTTATTTCTATATGCACCATTGAATATGTCATCAAATGTATTGACTCTCTTATTATTCTCAATTATTTCAAGATTATTCGTCTGACTTTCGAAGTATTCAAGCGTATTTGGGATATTTTCCAAATAAGTGAATGCAAAACTTCTTTTATTAGAATAATCGGGATCGGTTTCATCTGTTGCAATGCGATACAGTTTCTCATCTGTCACAAAATGAAATCCGCGAGAACTTTCAAAGAATCGAAATAGACATGATGGGCTACTTGTTGAATAAGCTCTCTTAGAAAGGAAAGACATTATTTCATCTGGTCTCATTCTTGGTACAGTGCATCTATATACTCCGTCAGTGTCTTCTAGAAAAAGTTTTTTTCTATCTTTTAGTGGGATATATGATAATGTCTCTTGCGACCCATAATAGTCTGTAAAAGCGGTTTTAGCTATATCAGATATTTTTTCATCTACAAATGCTCGAATAATTTCATAGGTATTAGCACGAAATGACTGATACGATACAAAATGAATATCATAAGTAACAGCATCATTGGCCTCTTTTGTCTGGATGTTATCTATCTTGTATATAAATCCAACAAATCGGTACGCGTCTGCAACACTACCATTTTCCAGTCCACCATTATCGTTTATTGTTTTTGCGTCAGCAATTTCAAAAATGATCTGCTCTTCTGCTCTAAGTGGTTCTTTTCCAGCAACACCACTAAGTAGGCCCACCGAATCTATGACTCGAGCTACGCCAAACATTGTTTCACTATCAATAGATGATGTTATCGATAGTCTAGGAATAAGAGCCGTGACATCTAGCCCATCTACTCCGCTAAACTCACTTCGAATCGTGACCTTTTGAAGATTGAAATATGTTGGATTTATGAAGCTTCCATTCATGAACGAAGTGACCCCTTGAATTCATCAACGACCTGATTTCTATAAGTTCTGTCTATGAGAACGATTTCTCTGCGATTTTCATTCTGCTGCTTCTCATAATCATAGATGCGCACTGGCGTTATGCCAGATGGTATGACCTGTCTAACCATAACTCTTTTGCCATCTGCTGATAATAAAATTTCACCGTTCTCTTTTGTTACAAAAAATGTTTGGAATGATTCCGGTGATATGCGAATAATTTCTGTTGCCATTACTCTGTTGCCAATCTATATTGAATTCCGCCTACTGTGATGATTCCATCAGTGAATAATTCTTGAATTTGAGCATCTGTGACATTAATGGATGGCGTTTCTTCCAATGGAGAAACTACTGGTACAGACAAACTCTTGTCAATCACGCTATAATAGTATATTATGTTGTTTTGGGCATTTGTATTCTGACCCCATCGTATCACATCAAATCCAGATTTGCCAGAAAATTCTGAATACTTATCAATGAAATACTGATCAAATTCTTCATCGCTAAGTGGCCAGTCATAATATGGGTCTGTCATGTTGTTTGCAAGAAGTACCAACCAAGTATCATCAACTGAACCATAATAGAGCTGCGCAACTGTTTCTGGCTTCTCGCCATCTATTACAGTATATGGCAGATACATGTATGGGTCAGCAAGAACACTATCACGAATCTTGCTTCTGTTTGTAATGTTGCGAACTATCTTCCCTTGATATTCGATTGTAGGAAAGTTTGTAAAATATCTTGACATTTTTACTCCTGTGGACCTGTTTGTCCTGTTCTCCGCAATCCAACCTGTGCTGATGAACTACTTCCGCCATAATCCTCAGCTGTATGGATATCAGTCTCAGTGACATTAAGCTGCATCTGGACAATAGCTGGTTTGCCGCCTCGTAGAACAGCCATTCCATTTTGGGTAAAATTTGTAGAAAATCCTTGCACCATACATGTCTTGAAATGAAAGTAGTGGTCGGAGTCTAGCCCGACAAAGAAAATATCAACCATTGATGGATATCGGAACATCGCTCTTTGAACGATTGATGTATTGATATACGAAGGAAGCATATTTCTCTTGATAGTCTCTGTAATTAGGCGAAGTTTTTCCGATTCTTCGAAACTTTTTGGTGCCACGGTCCAATCAAAACTATGTGTCTTCATTTCTACACCTTCAAATGAAAGTGCTGCTTTTGGATTGAGATATGTTCCCGTGCCTGCATCAACATTTCTGCCCTGATTTGGTAAAGCTTCGTCGATTCCTTTTCTTAACAAAGTCGCCAAATCTCTATCCAGGCCATTTACTATTTCTCCGAGATTATTTCCTTGTAGTCCAGGCATATTTTTAGCTGCGCCACTAACAATTGCACCAACAACATTCGTGATACCAAGGTTATTCACATCTATTTCTGAAAGTAAACTTGATACCACATCGCCAGTCGTTCCTTGGTCAAACCTCTGTACTTTGACTTGGAAGCTATCAACGATGTTGGCTGGAAGTGGAAGAAAGATAGTATCAGTGAGATTAGATGCAGGCAGAAGTTGGGAGAACCCCCGCTCGTCTGACCTTTCATAACTATACTCTCTGAACATGAGTAGCATACCATAATCGGCATCTGGGTTATCTAACGATAAATCACGATATCGTGTTGCTCCGCCTGCTCTAGCACGAATAGCTTCTTTTGCTGGTAAAAACTTCGAACGGTTTGCCATTTTCTTCCTGTCGTGATAAATAGAATAAAGTCACTTCTATTTATCACGAGGAAACAAACCGTTGGCATCATATAAAGGACGCTTTAGACCAAAACGACCTGAAAAATATAGGGGCGATCCAACAAACATCATCTATCGCTCTAGCTGGGAATTGAAGCTAATGCGCAAATTTGATGAACATCCCGATATTATAGAATGGCAGTCAGAAGAGGTAATAGTTCCATATATGAATCCAATGAAAGGCAAGCCAAGTCGTTACTATCCAGACTTCGTGATAAAAAAGAAAATCGGAGAGGATAAATATCAAGTAATCATGATAGAAGTGAAGCCCAAAAAACAGACCTCAGCGCCAGATTTAGCAAATAAGTATAAGACGCCCACTGGCAGAGTGTCAAGAAGATTTTTGAATGAGGCTGCAACTTATGCAGTCAATGAAGCTAAATGGAAAGCAGCACAAAAATTTTGTCAAGAGCGTGGGTGGGTGTTCACTATAATGACCGAAAATGAAATTAAGCCTTTAGGAAAATGAATTATGGCATCTAAACTATTTGACGAAGTACTCGCTAAGGGCATTCGTGCTGGTCAAATGCCAGCACGCTCCGGCGCAGCGCGAGAATGGTTCCGCGATAAGGCTCAAAGTCTGGGAAAGGTATCTGAGTCTAGCATATTGAGAGACAGTACAGACCGTCTAAAGAACAGAACAACTATTGGTAAGATGGTGTTTTTCATGTATGATGCTAAGCACAAAGACACGCTTCCATACTATGACAAGTTTCCGCTTATTTTTCCTGTTGATAGGGTGCAAGGTGGGTTTACTGGAATCAACTTTCACTATCTTCCGCTTCCGCTTCGGGCTCAACTAATGGATACTCTATACGACATTACAAATAATGACCGCTATGATGAAACAACAAAGATGAAGATGTCCTATGGAGTTCTCAAGGGGGCATCGAAATTCAAGTTATTCAAGCCTACATTCAAGAGATATTTGTCAAGCCAAGTTCGTTCGCGATTTGTCCAAATTGAACCAGCTGAGTGGGATATTGCATTATGGCTTCAGACAGAACAGTTTGTTGGTGCCAGCAAGACGAAGGTCTGGGCTGACTCAAAGAAAATTATTCGCGGCTAAATGGGTTGCCTGCTTTTGCAAATCTTTTCGTGTCTTGTTATGTTTGCTTTGTTCGATTCCATCCCACAATTACAGCAAACACTACGCGAGTTTTTTTGGGAATCGCTAAGTTTTTTCCTATAGTCTGGATCGGTGCTTCTAAGTTTTGTAGCCTCTCCCGTTTTTTTCTTGATCGCATCTGTTCTCTCATAAATTCCCATATTATCTGTGATCTTTTTGGGCTTTCTCAGGTTTTCTTTATGTTCTTCTGATTTTGGCTTTCTCATTTTTTCTAGAGACTCTTCTGAATATATGCCCGTTTTTCCAGCATTCCAGGGCGCCCAATCGCCATTTCTATTTCTCTTTTCCACCATATTTCGTGCATTTGCAGCGTAAATTTCTTTCAGTATCTCCTCTTTTCCCATTTGACCGGAAAGACCCTTCCATGCCAAAAAATCTTCAAGAAGACCATGTTCTTCATAGAGTATTCTATGTGCATCTGCATGTTCTTCTATAGTAAGAGACATGATGTTTGACGGTTCGTCAGAACCGCCCATGTGTCTTGGTATAATATGATGTTTGTGCTTCATTTTGACTTTCCTTTTTTCTGTGATAAATAACTACAATGGTATTTATACATAAAATGATTTCTGATAGCATGAATAGCGCAAATAGATTTGCCGAATGACTCAAAGAAAATAATAAAAGGATAACGAAGTGTCATTCAACATAAACGAATTCAAGTCCGTAATGGACAGACATGGTGGTCCAGCGAGAACTAGTATGTTTGAGGTTGAAATTACAACTACAAGCGTTGATGGAACTCCTATAGCACCAGGCGGAATTTCAGCAAGCGATCTTAGATTTTTTTGTCAAAGTGTAAGTGTTCCTGGCATAAATTTTGAGACAGCATACTATAGATCATCTGGTGTAGGATTCCCAGAATCTCTGCCGATGACAGTAGCGCCGGAGACCCTGAATTGTGTATTCGTACTGGATAACGACCATCGCATTTTGACATTTTTTCATGCATGGATGAATACTGTTATGAATGTCGGTAGTGGCGCATTGGGTGCAAATCAAAATGGGCTCCCAATGCATCAGATAGAATACAAGAATAGCTATGCAGCAAAATCTATGATGGTAAGACACTATTCATCTACAGATGTATTCAACTCATATGAATTTCAGTATTTCAATGTCTATCCAACTCAAGTAAGTACAATTGATCTTGGTTGGGGAAACAAAGATGATGCCGCCATTGCAACAATTACAGTAAACTTCAGTTATAGTAAAATGGGATATCAAGGTTTCAGAAAGCGTGATACACCTGGTCCAAACCGATAAGCATAACTTACTAATCAAACACTACACTACAATCATTATTAGGAGATATAATCATGGCGTTACCAAAAATTGACCTTCCACTCTATCAGTGTGAGCTTCCATCAACGGGGAAGAAAGTAAAATATAGACCATTTACGGTTAAAGAAGAAAAAATTCTTTTAACAGCTCAAGAATCTAAAGAACCAGAACAAATAATGCTCGCGATCAAACAAATCCTGAATAATTGTCTTATGGATATCAATATTTCACAACTTTCCGTATTCGATGTTGAATACATGCTGATTCAACTTCGCTCAAAGTCAATTGACAACACAATTGAATTTGAGATTACAGACCCAGAAACAGAAGAGAAGATTACGATAAAACTAAATCTTGCTGATGTGAAAGTGAATAGAAACAAAGAACATACAAACAAAATAAAAATATCAGAAGAATATTCGCTATTTCTTAGATATCCTAACATAAACCAATTTGAGGATATCATGAACGGCGAAGACCAGACATCTGAAAGTAGTTATGCACTAATGGTATCATGTTTTGATAAGTTAGCATCAAAAGACGAAGTATATAATTTTAATGATTTTCCCCAAAAGGAAGTTGATGAATTTGTGGAAAGTCTACATGGCGATACTATAAAGAGTATCAAAAAATTCTTCGATACAATGCCAAAAGTTCGTCATGAGATTCCATATAAAAATTCTAAGGGCGACCAGAAGACATTCGTGCTGGAGGGAACCAACACTTTTTTTATCTAATGTTGAGCCATTCGAACCTAACTATTTACTATCAGAAAATTTTTGCGATGGCTCAACATCATAAGTATAGCATAGATGAAATCGAAAGTATGATGCCATACGAAAGAGATGTATATTTTGAATTACTTAGAGAATTTCTAGCAAAGCAACAAGCAGAACAACAAAGGAACCGCTAATAATGGCAGCACCAGCAACTCTCTCAGATGTGGTAGGACGTCTCCGAGCTGAAGGACAGCTTACACGAAATACCGGCACGAACTCAATAAAGTCGCTCAATAATGCATTGCTATCATTAACTTCTGCTGTTTCTGTCGGGCTTTCTGCACAGACGCTAAAGTTATCAGAAACGCTTGATTTTCTCACGGTATGGAAAAATGAGGATACCATTCGCCGCCAACTTGATAGAGCATCAGCTGATAGGCCTGCTGGAGCTGGTGCTGGAGCTGGAGCTGGAGCAAATATCTCAGCACTTGGCGGGGGCCTCTTAAGAGGCGGAGCAAAGGCCGCAGCTGGAGCTGGTTTATTGGGGCTAGCAATGCCCGCGTTTTTTGGTGGCCTGATGGCGGGAGATGCTACTCTGGGCTGGTTGAGTCAATTTGGATCTGGGTTCAACTTTGACAACCTAAAAGCTGCAGCGATTGGATTTACTGATATGATTGCTGATATAGATGAGAGATCTCTAGTTACTCTTGGAGCTATCATGGGAATATCTGCTATTGGTGGTACTAAAGCCGCACTAGGATTAGGATCAATGGGAGTTGCAATATCCGCATTTTTAGGCGGATTGCTTGTTGGCGACGGGTTGTTTTCGGGCGTAACAGCACTTGGCGGCAACTTGAATTTTAGTGGGATGAAATCAGCACTTGTTGGATTCTCCGACATGATTATAGGATTGAAACCAGATGCACTTACGGCGTTGGGTGTGCTGATGACTGGCAGCGCAGTTGCTGGTATGATTGGGAAAGACCCGCTAGGCGCGTCAAAATCGCTCGGATCGATGGGCATTGCAATATCCGCATTTTTGGGTGGTTTGCTTGCAGGCGATGCTATATTTGCTGGCGTCAGTGCGTTAGGTGGAAGCCTAGATTTTGGTAGTATGAAAAAAGTATTGGCTGGATTTTCATCATCAATATCTGCTCTTACTCCAGAAGCAGGAACTGCATTAGCAGCAATTATAGGTGCTTCCGGCGTAGCAGCTGCTTTCGGCGTCGGACCAAAAGAAGCGCTTGGCATGGCATCTATAATGACTGGTATTGGTGCTGGCATATCGGGTCTTATGTTGGGATTGTTTGGAGGAAGCGCAGGCATAGAGTGGTTACAAAAATCTACAGGTGCAACTGGTGCTGGTATGGCGTCTGCATTCAAGATGTTCAACGACTCAGTTGGCGAGCTGAACAATGAAAACGCAATTATCGCACTAGGTGCAATTATAGGAGCAGGGTCTGTAATTGGGGGATTGATTGGGCCTGCTGGCGGTCTCTGGGCAGCCGGTGGAATTTTTGCTGTTATGACTGGTATTGGTCTTGGTATTTCGGGTCTTATGTTGGGATTGTTTGGAGGAAGTGCTGGTATAGAATGGCTGCAAAAATCTACAGGTGCAACTGGTGCTGGTATGGTATCTGCGTTCAAGATGTTCAACGACTCCATTGTACAAATCACGCCAGAAGCAATTACCAAAATGAAAGATCTTGTAGCATTGGGTGGAATAGATCTTGTGGGCGCTCTTGGCGGCCTTGGTGCAGGAATAGTAGCTCTTATGGGTGCAGGTGGGCTAGCACAGATCGGTGCTGCAGCAAAAGAGGGGTTACTAGCCGGTGTAGATTGGTTATTTGGAACCAATCTAGCTGACGGCAGTAAAAGTACAATAGAATTCTTAGTGGATTCTCTAGATCCACTAAAGAAATTAGATATGACATTGATTACTAAAATGGATGGATTTGGTCAAGCTATAGATAGATTCGCAAGTTCTTTTGCTACTTTAGGTAAAATAGATGCAGGAAAGTCTTCTATTGGTCTAACTAAAATGATGAAAGATCTTGGTGGTATGCTCACTCTAATGGATCACGCAATGACAGGAGAGCCATTTAATCCAAACTCGGGGGTAAATGCATTTATGAAGAATCTTTTTGGTAACGAGCAAGATATAATTACATTTGGACCGGGTCTAAATAATATGGACATGAGTAAGATTACCAATCTGACCAATTTTATTAATAGTATGCGGGGAGCATTCTCTGGTGGCGGTGGCGCTGACAACCTTCCAGGCGGCGCAGGCAATGATACCCTATCTACTAAATTGTCTACTCAAAATTTTGCAAATAACCTTGACTCTGTTATGGGAAGAATAGCAAGAGTCGAGGGTGCTGCTATGAGTGGAAATCAGATGAATCCTACAATAGTCGTCAACGCACCAACAGTTGCACCAGTAAACAATAGGGTCACTGGTGCAACTAATGTAAGCAATCAGCGAGTGACTTCTGTTGGGACTGGTGCTGGTATGAGTGGTATAGGCAGATTTGCTAACTAAAGAAGGGGCAGAAGCCCCTTCAATTTATGTCTTGTCAGCAGTTTCAGCGAGATACATTCTCTTGCCCTGTTGAATGGGTATCTGCTTTGGTTTCTTCTCTTCTGGCACCTCGTATAGAACGAAGATTGATAGGATGCCATCAGCGTATTCTGCTTTCGTGACCTTCGTGTCTTTTGATAGAGCAAATGTTCTTTCAAAAGCACGAGATCCAATTCCTCTGTATACATAAGTAGAAGAATCTACAGCCTCTTTCTTGCCGCTGATTTTTAGCTTGTCATCTTCCACGACAACATTCACCTCTTCTTCTTTGAAGCCAGCAATTGCGACTTCGAGTACCGTTTCCGATTCTGACAGTCGAATGATGTTGTATGGGGGATATGATGGTCCACTATTCGCGAATGTAGTTGTGTAACGATTTGGGAATAGCAATGAGTCGATAATAGAATCGAGTTCTCTTTGTAGTCCAGTCATGTGTTTCTCCTTAACTAAGCGAGAGTTTTATATTTGCCGTCATTTGACCGGCGGTGAAAGTGAAGGAACCCATGAGGCATTCCTTCACAAACTTATTTATTGTGTAGGAAATAGAAAATCAACCCCTTTTTGACACAAAATCGTATAATTCTTGGGCTTTATCCATGATGTCTTTTGGCGTATACATCGCTGGTTTGGTCTTTATCATATCGGTCGATTGTTTGATGAATTCATCAACACTCTTGTTATGACTCTCTGCATAAGAGTTTACAACACTCCACCATGCGTTCATTGAATCGTTGTAACTTGCATCCATCATCTCTTTTGCCATCTTCAGGACTTCAAGACGAATTTCAAATGGGTTCTTACTGGTGGTCATTATCATACTCCCTGTATGGTCGAAAATGTTGATTTCATTGCTTTGGCAAGTTCCTGAATAGACTGATCAGATTTGTCTAGACTGGTCTTGAAGAAGCCAAATGTATAGTCATTCAGTGATTTGGAATATGTTTTCCAGCCAACTACCTTCAAGTCAATGAATGTATCATAAAACTTGATGTTGTGCTTTATGAGCTGTTCTTGGGTGTATATCATTTCTTGGACCCTTTGTCATTGACTGGCGGAAGGTCTTCGTCATAGTATGGAATATGAGCAAGAGTAATGCTTTTCTTCATTCGAATCTCCTATGTGTATGTGTGTTGGTGGTGAGAGTTTCCTCTCACCGTTAGTTGTTAGTTTATACCAGTCGACCCCATACCACCATCTCGGTCAGTTTTTTGTGACGGTGGAGTTTTACACTCTGTCAGTGTATACTGCTTGAGCTCGCGAAGTTCTGCTTGTGCAATTCGGTCGCCGTGATATAGAGTAAATGGAGTATCACTTGCATTGAAAATCATCACATATGATGGGTCAACATAATCACTGTCAATGACTGCAGTTCCATTTGCAAGTAGCAATCCATATTTTAGAGCCATAGAAGACCGGATATAGATATTCAGGACATGGTTCTTTGGAATGTCAAAGATGAGCCCAGTTGGAACAAGAACGCGGAAACTTGGCTGTAGAGAAACAGAAGCACGGCCATCACTTGCATTCTTTACTGGAAGCTCCATTGTGCGATTGTGGGGATTGTATGCTGTGATGTTCTTGCCAACCTCAAGACACGCACGAAGGTCAAAGCAAGCCGAGCCTTCTGTAGCGAAAGATGGAATCTCAGCGAATTCGTTGTCACGATAGATTTTCATAATATTATGTTCCTTTTTTGATACCCACGGTATATTTACTTTGTAAT